ATGTCATTCATCGACTTGGGAGTGTAGGATTCCCTGCGTCCCATCTTTTCCACGATTTCACGAGCCTGCTGCTCTGTGATGTTTGGCTCTCTCTTCATTGTAAAAAACAAATTGATTAAGTTATTGAATGTGGTCTTGGTAAGCACCTCGACCGATTATCGTGAGCAAAGTAAGATGCTTCAGTGCAGTCTGTCAAGCACTTGGATTCTGCTCGGCATTTTTGTGTGGTTTTGCTTTATGGCGGTTGCTAAAGCGGTGCGGACTTCACCGTTTTTCCGGATATGAATGTCCGAATGAGCAAAGGCTCAACCACGAGCGATTTTTAATTAAGCCCTTATTTGAGTTTCGGCTCCCCTCTAAAAACCGAAATTAAGGTGATAGCGATAATCTATACCCCGGACAACCTCTACCACACCAGTGCCACATGCTGCCAGTTCTGTAAAATCCATTGTCGGATAACGTATTGTATATTCCTTTGCGGCAAAAGGAATAACAACTAAAAGAAAGACAATATGGAAATCGTATCAATCGAAAGAAAGACCTTCGAGGCGATGGTCGCCAAGTTCGACCGCTTCGTCAGCCGTATGGATGCCATCTGCCATCGGCACGGTGAAAAGAAGATGAGCGAGTGGATGGACAATCAGGACGTGTGCCGGATGCTCAACATCAGCCCACGCACGTTGCAGACGCTTAGGGACAACGGCACGTTGGCTTATTCACAGATAAACCACAAGACCTATTACCGTCCCGAAGACGTGCAGCGTATCGTCTCCATCGTGGAGGACAGACGGAAGGAAGCACGATTCAAAGGCAGGACTATATAAACCAAGTATAGTACATAACTGATAATACCCACTAAAATCCAAAGCGTATGAATGAACTGATTAACAAAGACAACGAGTGGATAATCCACTTCATGGGCAGCCTCGACCGTCTGCTGGACAATGTAGAGCATCTGACTGCCAACTATCGCCCGACACTGAACGGGGAACGTTTCTTCACCGACAAGGAGGTGTCGGCACGGTTGAAGGTGAGCCGCCGGACACTTCAGGACTACCGTAACGAGGGGCGTATTGCCTACATTCAGTTGGGCGGTAAAATCCTCTACCGTGAATCCGACATCGAAAGGATGCTGGCTGACGGATACCGCTCCGCCTACCGACTGAAAGCACCCTGATTTTCTTGAAGGAGCGCAGTTTGCCGTCTGCCCATACTTGCGGAAGCAATGGTACAACAAAAAGGAACGGTTTGCGGATGAAGCATCAATGTTTAGCTTCATCCGTAAGCCGTTCCTCTATTTCTTCTGATTTCCCGTCAGTCGCTTGTTTCCGTTGCCGGATGCCCAAAATGCGTGTGGTAGGCAGTGGCAAGGTTTTCGGACTGAATACGCTCAAATCCGTTTGAGGAAGATTCTGCCCGAAACGGCTCTGCCGCCTGACCTTGCCACTGCCGTCAAAGTCACACGCTATCTTTGCATCCGAGCATCGGGAACAGGTGGCTGACGGGAAAATATAATTTTAGAGACATTTTATCGAGTTGAAAAATACTCTTCTCTTTGTCGATAAATTTTATCCATTAAATATTTGAACATCCGATGATCTAACTCTCCTCCACAATTCATCATGATTTCCTCTGTATCACGCATCAACTTTGTATATTCTCGATCAGCTTGTTCTATATCCATTTTCAAAGAAGAAATTTTTTCTAATTTGTTAACAATTCGTTCATATTCAATAGCTGCAATTGAGCTACGCCTAGATATACCTTTTCGCCCCTCATGTACCATCATTTCCATCATCATTTTCAGGTCATTCATTTGTGAACGCATAACATCTAAAGCAAGCACTTCTTTATTAGAATTGTCAAGATTAGGTATAATAGCAGGGGAACTCAAGGCCATTAACTTAACAATAGAATTTATATTTCCAGAATCTCCTTCTGCCGCTTTAGTTGCTTCAATAGCTTCTTGTAGACTTTTTTGGCTTTCCAGAACTTCATGATATTTCATCTCTTTTGAATACTCAAGATATCTCAAGGGAGCAATATCAAATATTTTAGGAGTACCTTTTTCTTGTATTAAAACGACAGGCTTATCAAATGCCTGTCGTATTCCCAGTTCAAACAATACATTGGGATTACGCGTACTTAAATCACAAACAGCTATCGGAGCATCTATAAGTTTTTTTAGTATATCTAAATGAATAAAGTTTGTTTCCTTTACTTCATCTGCCCTTATTGCTGTAAACTCTGTTTTATCTATTGCTGGTTTTATAATATCGTCATAGACATGAGCAAAATGTCCTTTTTCATACCCATCACAATCAGCAATAGGCATGATTACAAAACAATTTTTATTTTCTCCTTTTGACATATCTTATTAAATTAGATTACAAATATAGCAAATTCCTTTGAATATGTATTATATAAAACAAGCCTTTAGATAGCATTATAGCTACAAGGCCTAAAAAACTGATTTAACAAGACATATTATAAAATTTTGTTATCATGGTCTTTTATTTTCTTTTGAATTTTCAGTTACTTGTTTTCCGCACGAGGATGTTTCAAATGCGTGTAGTTTGCAATGGCAGGATTTTCGGGTGGAATACGCTCAAACCCGTTTGAGGAAGATTCCGCCCGAAACGGCTCTGCAGCCCGACCTTGCCAATGACGTCAGAGCCACACGCTACCTTTGCATCCATACATCGGGAACAGGTGGCTGACGGGAGGAATATCAGCTATACCACAGGTTGCCACCATTGCCATAAGAAACCAACAATGTGACCGGATTTCCTTTCTTGGTGGCGCAGATTTTATTTATTACGAACCGCCTGAACAAATGGGTTTCCTTACTGCATATCCTGAATGCAATGGCTATAATCATTTCAAGGCTGTAAACGTCATAACTGATACCATCGGGTTGCCTGATATATCGCATTGTATCGGCTTCGCTCAACTCCTTGTTCTTGTAGATTACCCGTATCGCCTTTCGGATGTCGCACGAGAATACCCCGAACAGGTCGGCTATTTCAAATTTGGTCATCCATACAGGTACAGTCGGTATGGTAACTGCTCCTGTTTCACTGATTGTAATTATTCCTCTGTTCATAATGCGTTTATTATTTGATGTTTATTCTCTGTTTTATTTCTTTTCGCCAGCCGATATTTTCTTTCTGCGCTCCATCAGTTTGTCCATATCCTTGGAGATTTTATCATCGGTTATCCGTGCATATCCTTGTGTCGTCCTGATATTAGAGTGTCCCATCATCTTAGCGATACTCTCAATCGGAATGTCCGCAGAAATCAGGAATGTTCCGAAGCTGTGCCGACTTTGATGATAGGTCAAATTTTCCTCTTTCCCTATGGATACTCCCAACTCGTGAACCTCAAACCATAGGGCATCACGGTTGGGAAGAGGAAACACGGGCTTCTCATCATCAGTTGTGTTATACAACGACAATATCTGCTCCGCTATGGGATGCAAGGGGATGAACGCCTCCACCTTTGTCTTCTTGCGGTTGATGCGGATATACCGTCTGCCCTCTGCATTTGTCCCGATATGATGGGGATGAAGAAGCTTGATGTCCACATACGCCAGCCCGGTCAGGGTCGAAAAAATAAAAGCCCGTCTTGCCAGTTCCATCCGCCTGTCATACATCGGTGTGGAAAGTATCTTCCTGAACTCCTCGCGGCTGATGTACCTGTGCCTTGCCTCCGGCTTTGTCTCATACTCCAAGTCCTCGCAGGGATTTACACGGATAATCTCCTTGTCGACTGCAAGGTACAACAGCCGGTTCAGCCAACACAGACAATGGTTGGTCTGTGAAACCCCGAAGTTCTTGCATTTCTTCAAGTGGGCTTTGTAGGACTTGCCGAAATCCTCCGTCACTTCTTCAAGAGGAAGATCTTTTCTCCCGATAGACGCTATAAAGTCCGTCAGGTACTTTTGGTAGTACATTGAAGCCCGATAGGAGGATGTGGAACCAATCTCTTCGGAATGCTTCTTCAACCGCTCCCGTTCCCATTCACCCATCTGCAGAAGGGTAGTCGGATGAATATTATTCAAGGATATATGGTTTTTCAACATCTCGGCACTGACCACGCCTTGCGATTTAAGTATCTCGGCATAGGCTTCCTCCGTCAGACGCAGGTATTCCCGTAAGCGGTTGTTCTCCCTGATGGTCTTTATCTCATTCTTCTTGCCGTTCCAATCTTCGGGGCGGCAATAGATACCGGTACTTATGGCGGTCTGCTTGCCGTCAATGGTTATACGGCAGAGTACGGCGGTCGTACCGTCAGCCTTAATCTTGCTGCGGTTGATGTATGGCAATAATGAAAATGTGCTTCGCATATCGTTGTTGGATTTATAGGGTCAGTTTGAAATCTTGGGTCGCTTCTATGAACTTGTCCATGTCCTCGAACAGTTTTTTCGGACTGACACGGGCATATACCTGAGTGGTGGAAATATCGGAGTGCCCCAGCATCCGGCTGATGGTCTCAATCGGCACACCTGCTTCGAGCGTGATTAACGAGGCGAAACTGTGCCTCGCCTGATGATAGCACAAGTCGTCTTTAATGCCAGCCAATGTCGCCAACGCCTTCATGTGTCTTCGGAGATTTGGCCAATGCAATAAAGGGAACAGTGTGTCCCTGTCCTCGCTGTGATACTTCTCAATCAGCGCAACCGCTTCGGGCAACAGTTTCACGCTGGCACGGAGTTCGTTTTTCTTTCTTCGATACTTCAGCCACAAAGCCCCGTCCTCATCCGTATATAGATTCTCATGGGTAATCGAGACAACATCCGCATAACAGACCCCGGTGTAGCACCCGAAGAGAAACATATCCCTTGCCAACATGTGGGATTTGCGGTAAGCAGGTATTTCCACATCCCGGATTCTCTCAAACGATTCACGGCTCAATGCCCGTGGTGTCGTTTCAGTCTTCTTCGGCAAGGTAAAATGCCGGAAGTGGATTCTGTCGGCATAGCCATCCTTATACGCCAGACGGCATATCTTTTTCAAAATGACAAGATGATGGCGGACGGTATCTATCGCATATCCCTTGTTTTCCATGGCGAATGTCTGATAGTCATGGATGAACTGTTCCGTAAGTTGCCCGAATGCCAAATCCTTGACCTTGTACTGATGCTTGATGAACTCTCCGAGTGTCAGACGCATATAGTGATAGCCGGGATAAGTTCCTTTCGCACGGTCAATACCGATACGGGCTTTGAGATCATCACAGACAACATCCGTCATTCGCATGAGCGTCATCTGTGTTTCCATGCAGCCTTGAAAATGATTCTTCACATCGGTGGCATCAAAATCCACTTTACGGCTCATAAGGCTGTCGAAGGCGTTGTTCACCGCCAACAGCAGTTTCTCAATCCTGGCATTGGTTGCCACCGCCTCCTTGCTCTTGCCGTTCAGACGGCTTTCACGTGGGTTCCACAGTTCGGGAGTACAGGATAGCTTGCAGCCGAACTGCGCCATCGTGCGGTTCACGGTGATGCGTCCCATGATGGGAGCCTTGCCCGACTTGTCCAGTCCGCTCTTTTTTAGGTAGAGCAGCACCTTGAATTTTTCTACTTTCATACGCCTATACTTTTAAGTGCAAATTTACTTGCCATATAAGCGTCCCTTGACACGCAAAACACTGTGTATGAGTGCAAACAAAACGGTGAGGATTTCTTTTCATCGCTTGTCGTTACCTATTCCCGTTTCGGTAACTGCCCGGCTAACGGTTTGGTAACTGAACAACCTCAATATTCCGTTGCCGTTTGCATTTTCTCAACTTTGCAAAATACTGAAATATCGCTTATTCCTAACGGTTTACGTTTAATCTTTACCTGTTCGCTGTCGCTTGCTTTGCCATGTATATTCCACTGCTTCCGTCATTCGTACGCCGTCATACAAATCTCTTTAGGCACAGATATTTATACTGTATCGAAAATGCTTACTCACAAAAATGTTTCGACAACACAGATTTATGCTGATTTGGTCAATTCCAAGAAGCGAGAGACGGCGAATAAGATTTCGTTGAAATAATATAGCTCTTATCTTACCTACTAACAGGTTATATCTGATAAATCTATCGGATATGACCTGTTTTTATGTTTGCTTTATCTGACAAAATCGCTATCTTTGAAGAAAATTGAGTCTTTAAATGAATAACTACAGCTATGATAAAAATATATGGAATGAAAACTTGTCCAGATTGTACGTATGTAGAAGAGCAAGTAAAAGGTAATAACCAATATGAAGTCATCGATATTGGTCAACACGTAAGAGATTTGAAAGCATTCTTGAGACTAAGAGATCATCATCCGGCCTTTAATGAAGCCAAAAGTGTTGGAGCCGTTGGAATTCCTTGCTTTGTATTGGAAGACGGTACGGTTACTTTGAGTCCAGAAGATGCCGGATTACGTTCACGTCCTATCAATGAAGGAGCAACATGTAATATTGACGGAAGCGGTTGTTGATTATGGCACAGAAAATTCTTTTCCTTCATGGTTTCTTTGCATCAGGTACATGTATCCCAGCTCTTGCCTTGAAAGAATATTTCAGCGGTAAGGCAATAGTCTTGAGTCCAGACTTACCCCTGCATCCACAGGAAGCTATCGACTTTATCCAAAGATTGTGCAACCAAGAACAACCTGATATATTGGTAGGAAACAGTAATGGCTCGTTTTTGGCACAGATAGTAGCATCTAAAAACAATATCCCTGCTTTACTCGGAAATCCTCATTTCGAAATGACACGCTTCCTGATGGAACGTATTGGTCCGCATGAATACAAATCACCACGAGCTAACGGAAATCAGCAGCTTGTCATTAACCAAACATTGATTGATGAATTCGCAGAACTTCAACAGCATCAATGGGATAATTGTCAGGTAGCTAACCAAGAAAATATATGGGGAATATTTGGTGAGAATGACCATCTAGCACACTATGAGCCTTTATTTTTAATGCATTATAAATATTCATACCACTTTCCTGGCGGTCATACTCCAACAGCTGAAGAAGTACAAAAATATTATGCGCCATTAGCGGAACAATTATTGGAATTATAGCGTAACTTATCATATAATATAGAAAGGATACCACTTTTGTTTATTATATGATAAATTATAAATTCAAGTCTTATATTCAATCCCATAAATTAATCCGCCCCTATTCCATCTGAACACTTCTTACTTTCCCAATAATAATCAAACTATTTACGACAATTAGTGACGTTTGATGAAGTCTGATGTCACTCTTGTCATTTTCTGATAATACATAATCAGTAAACATTACCTTTGCTCACGAACAGTTAAACATACGGCTTATGTATTTGAAGAAATTTGAATATTTTATTTTAGATTCTAGTGTAGCTGGAACATTACTTCTTATGGCACTTGCCATACGCATTGAAGCAATCAATGCAGGCTTTGATCAGTTCAGCTCAAATATTATTTTTATATCGGTCTTTATAATATCTATAGGATTATATATATCAATGCAGATTGCATTGTATGAGATAATCATATTTTTATGTCATCATAGCAAATCTTTGTCTATCCATGAACATCTTAATGATTCTGTGATTGCACCAGAACAAGCATTTATGGGATATGAAAAACTCCGTTCGAATACTATTACAGAACAGAAACGTACGAACGATAAAAAGCTAGAGTTAGTACATACGTACATTCATCAAACAATGGCTGCCTATACAAGCCAAGAAAATCTGCAGCGCCTCTGTGCTTATATTTCAGATTTCTTTCAGGATAAAACTGCTATTGATATTATTCCTATAAAAGTAGATTCAAAATTGAAAGCTATAGATGTTATGCATTTGGGTTGGAACATAGGTAAAGCATTAGGTAAACGACGTTCATATACAGCAGAATTCATTAAAAAAGTATTTGCTGATACCATGAAAGAAAATGAAATC